CGTCATCGGATCCAGCAACAGCCGTTCGTTTCGCTTGTACATGTCAGCCCTTTCGATTATGCTCTTCGCAGTGTTGCTTCATCGCCTTGATCTCGGCCGTAAGGTCCTTGAGCGCCTGCGTCGATTAGTTCATGTGGTTCGATAAGAAATCCGTCATCATGTTCAACATGTCCTTTGCGCCCTTGATCATCACTATGATCGATATGAGCACGCATCCGCCCGCGCCCAGCGCCGCCAAGTCCTTTAGCCAGTCCACGCGGTCCACCTTTCTAGCGGTTGTTTCCCGTCATCGTGGCGTCGGCCTGTGCGTTCTGCACGCCCGCGCCCATCAGCGTCTGCATCATCGCGTTGTCGCGGCCCGTCCGCGTCCCGCCCGAACGATTCGTCCGGATCGTGTGTCGCTGCGTCATTCCCTGCCGAATGAGAGCGTCCGGTTGAATTGCCTGCGGCTGATTCATCATCCCGTTCGCAAACGTCAGTATCTGGTCGAGATCACTCATGTTGCTGTAGCGGGCGATCGTCCGCAGCAGCCCTTCGATGTTGATCCCGATGCCCTGCTGTTGCAGCACCGGCATCAACGGCAGGACGTAGTTCGCCATCACCCGGTCCAGCAACGCCAGTTTCTTTGCAGGCGACAAATACTGCATCGAGTACGGATCGATGTCCATGTTGAATTCGAGATAGTCGCCCTCGCGGTCGGCCGGCGAGAACGTGACGGGAATGGTGATGTTGGTGCCTGCTATCCGCTTTGACAGCGGTAGTTCAATCAGCGGATCGTACCACAGATACCAGCCGAGGTCGTAACCAATGTCGCGGACAAAACTCCGCGTGGCGTTCTGCATCTTCTCAAGCCGCTTGCTCGAATTGCCCGCCAGCAGCTCCTCCTGGCCAAGCGTCTGAGCCTGTGCACTCAAACCCCCCAACGTGTCCAAGTTGCCCGCAAGCCACGAGTAGAAGTCACGCAGTTGAATGAGAAACGCCAGCGACCTTGGATCAGCGCCGCCCGTCGAAAACTCCCGCACGCCGTCCGGGTTGTCCATCAGGATCATGTCACCGTCGTTGTGCGTGAGGATGTTCTTCGCGTCCTGCTCGGCATGGCTCGCGTAGCCGGTGAATGTCTTCTGCCGCCGAATCTGGTCCTCCAGCTTCCGGAAGATCGAATTCGCCAACATGTGCATGTCCATCCACAACGCAACCGGCGGAAGCGGCATTATTTGGCCCGGCACGTCCGAGAAGCACAGCCGGTGGAATGGCCCGCCCTCCGGTCCTTCCCACTCGTTGACGTGCAATGGCATCCCGTTCTCGGCCGGAAGCGTCACCAGCATATTCTCAAGCGGATACCATAGATCCCACAGTTCGACGTAGCTTTGATAGTCCCCCTGGTCCAGCGATGTTCCACGTGAAATCGTTTCCGCTCGAACGTCACCCCCCTCGTTGGTCCCCGTGATCCGCGTCGGCTTCAGGTTTTCCTTGTTCTCGAACCAGTCGCTTTCCATCACGTACCAGTAAGGTAGCCGGTAGCGGTTGCCCGAGAACGAAACCTTCTCGTACACCGTCGCGTTTACGTCATGCACCCAGTCGTCGTCGTCGACGACATCCGCGAACGGCTGCCCAATGTCATGCCGGAAGCCGTCGATCTCCATCTTCCCGCGACTCTCCATTCCCACCTTCATCGTCCCGGTCAGAAACATCCCGTTCATCACCGCACGCCCGAGCGTCTGCTCGAGCTTGATTTCCCGGTCCACCAGATGGTTCAGACCCATTTCCAGCTTGTCCGCCTTCGGCTTCACGCCCTGCTTGTTCGTTGAGACGCAGAAGCGCGGAGCCGCGGGAACCAGATTCTGCTGGTAGACCTCCACCGAAACCGACAGGAGCGGGAACGGAACGCTCTTCTCCGCACCGTTCGACGAATAGTTCGCGCCGACGTACTGCCTGATGGCGTCAAGGCGTTTCGAGCGAAACACCTGCAGCTTCTGCCGGCTGAACTCCACGGCACGCCGCACGTCCTGGATGTCCTCTGCGTTCTGCGGATTCATCAGCGTCCCTGTCGATGGAATGTTGGGGCCGGGTTGAAAGGACAAGACCCGGCCCCGTGGCACTGCCCGGTCGGTTGGCAGCGGCTTAAAAGGCATTCATGCCCGTTAGAGTCACACGATTCTTGATGACCTGGCCGCCCTCGGGGTCTTTCGCGCGAGCTTCTTTCACGCCCCGGGCAACCGCGACTGCGCCAACCTGCTTGACCACGCCAATGACAGTGTCAAGGGCCCTTTCCGTCGTCTTCGCGTAGTCCTCGAGTTCGGTCGCGTGCCGCGTGACAGCTTCGACCTGGGCCTGAGCCTTCTTCTTGCCCAACAGGCCGAGCACACCACCCACAACACCGGCCACCGCAATGACTGCCTGCACAATTGCAAGGAAACCCATACCAGCACCGCCTTTCTTTCTGTGCCAACACCGTTCGTTGGGGAAAAACCCCTACTTGCCGCCGCACGCGATCGACGCGTTGGCCGTCATCACGCACTCGCGAAGCTTGCGAATGGCCGCCGTCCTGTCCGCACTCGGCGGGCATTGGTCCCAGATCACCCGCGCCATGATCCGCGCCGTCCGCCTGATAGCGTCATACCGCGGAATCTGGTCGGGCGACGGAGCGTGATACGTGAACCAGTTGTCGATCTCGCGATACCGCGCCGACTCCGAAGCCTCTTCCGCCGGTCGCGAGAGCGTCTCCGGAGGCACCCAGCCAGCAAGCGGAGCCCGCATTTCGCCGTCAGCCGTTCCCGGAACTGTCCTCTTCGCGTCATTGCCATTGCCGTCTGCCATCTTCATCATCCTTTCTTTCGTTCTGTCTTCACCACACACTGGCCTTTGCCTTTTCTTTCGCCCGAGCCCGCAGCATTCTAGCCGCGTAACAGTGCTCAGGCACCTTTTGTGAGCCTACTTTCAAAACCTGCCGTGTCTCGCTCATCCCCTTCCAGCACAGCGTATCGGCAATCACCCGGTCGCCGTGGTTATGCTTCGCTCCGCTCGGATCGTCAGAGTTCAGGGCTTTCGGATGAGCACACGTCCCGCCCACATACACGTATTCCCTGGCCTCTGCGATTGCCTCGGCACTTCGATTGATGAACAGCCTCGATCCGAGAGCACGCCGGTAGTCGCCAATCAGAGCCGTCTTGTTCTCTTCCGTTGTGAACCAACCAGGCGTCTGCGTCTTCTTCGCCCTCAGACCATCGCCCCGCTTGCGCAGGTAATACCGCTTCGCACCTGTTGCTATCGCTCGCGCCCCGAATTCCCGCCCCGGCCCGTTGGCCTCCCATATCATATACGCCTCGCCGTGGTCACCCGTGAACCATCGCGAAAGCGCCACGCAGTATATGGCAAACTCGCTCGGAAACATATTGATCACCGCGAGCTCGCCCACCTTCTCTCCACTCAGGGCGTCACCCAGACTCGCACAACTGTTACTCGCGTCGCTCCCGGCCGATACGTCCACCCCCTCAACGTAGTCGCGTCCCTTGTGCGGCTTGCCCTTCGCGTCCAAATACGTCCACAGCAGCAGTCGCCCCTGCGACCCCTCCTGGAACCGCGTTGGGATGCCGAGATCATCAAAAACCAGCTCGCCCCGCATGTACGGAGGCCTCACGTCCTCACGCTCCGCCCGGTCCAACACCCCGCCGTCGAAGAAGTTGCCACCCGACGTCAGGTAGTCAATGTCGAGCTGCTGAGCTATTTCCAACGCACTTGCACGCCGGGCACACTCGTAGTCATACCAGGGACTCCTGAGCTTCCCATCGAGGATGAAGGGATAGTCCGCCGGGAAGACGTACGACTTATCCAGCTTCTTCACCCCGCCGTCCTTGCCCGTCGTATACAAGCCCCGCGCCTTCTCCGGATGCACCGACCAGTGGAACCGCAGCTTGTGAATACCCGGCGTGTGGGCCTTGCGATAGTAGGCGTTGTTCGTCCCCTCCGGCGTCGCATTGAATATCCGGCACCGTGTTACGTCCGCCGTCCCCTTCATCGCCTTCGCGTCGTCCGGGGCCTTCACCTTGCTGAACTCGTCCAGCAACACCGCCAGCCTTCTATCGCCCACGCCCATATCCCCGGTCGTCGCCTCCCCGTCAATCGTGGCACCGTTTGCCGAATTCTCGATGTGCAGGTGCGTCCGAACGGTCTGCGGCTTCAGAAACGGCGGCAAGTGATCCAAGAAAAAATCGAGCTTCCAAAACAGCGTCTTCGGATCCCCTGTTTTGTCTACATACTCTTCCTTGCGGCTCAGCCACAAGAACGTATACCGTTCCCCAAACTGCCACAGCCACACGTGGCTTGTCAGGCACAGCCAACTTGCCCCCATGTCCCGGCTCTTCTCAATGAGAGCGTCATGCGCCTTCTCACCCGTTACCCCCGTTGCGTTGATCAGGTCAAGCAGCGCCGCCTCCTGAAATGGATACAGGATCCACGGCACCTCGGGCACGTCCAATCGAGGATCATACGTCCAACCAAACGTGTTGACAAAGAACAACGGATCTTCACTGCACATCCGCCACAGGTCGCGGGCCGTTTCCTTATCCCTCAGCCCCTCTTCCAGCACCTTCAGCCGAAATTCCAGGTTCGCCCGCATCGCCTTGGGCACCAGCCCGTTGTGCGGCATCTGCGATACCGAGAAGACGCTTGATGGTTTCCGCCAAATGTTTGCCATCGTCGTCGGCCTGGGCCTCTTCTGCCTCCATCTGAGCCTTGCTCGGCAGCAGCTTCACCACGTAATTCTTGAAAAACAGGTCGCGGCTGGCAGCGTCTGCCTTCGCCCATTGCAGCATACTCCACGCACCCGGGCACGGAGCACTTTTCTCCATCACCGCCACGTTGTCCAGCGAGTTGAACACCCAGTAGATGATCCTCCTGATCGATACCGGCCGCTCGACCGCGTCTTGCAGCTCGCCACGCTTCCTGATGCGATGATACGCCGTCAAGCCATCCTCCAACGGAGGCCTCCCCCTCCCACGCTTCACCGTCGCTTCATCTTGTAATTTATCGTTCATCCACTTCACACCACTTTCCACCATTTTCGGTGTTCCCAGATAATTATGACACAACATCTCGCCCCTGTCAAGTGAAATCTCGGAAATATCTGCCCGACACGG